AGGTGGAGCCTTCTGTGGAACCGAGATAACAGCCTGTTGGTTTGGCTTGAAGTATTCATCTTCCAACAGTTCTGGATGATTAATCAGCAGATATGTGTAAATGCTTTCATTCTTGCCCACGCGAATACGACGAATGTAATATTCATTATGCCACGCATGAATACCCGAAGAGGAACCTAATACCAATGAAGAAGTACCACTTGGCTTCACCGTTGTTGTCCGAGCAGCCTTATTAATACCAATCATGCCAGCAATTCGTTCGTTTTCTGCTTTCACCACATTTGCGGCTTCCTTCATATCCAATTTCAACACCGCCCCAGATGCAATGCCCGTCATACCAACACCAATCAACGCTTCACGTTCAGTAGTGCGCTTCCAGATATCACGGAGATAATGGAAATTGGTGTAACTTGCCTGCAACGTTCCGATAAATGCGGCTGCCTTTGCCCGTGCATTATAATCGTCTTGGTCAATAATATCCGACGCATTGATTTCGCAGAGGTTGCAGAATTGAAATGGACGCAACGAAATTTCGGCGCAATTATGCACCAATAATCCGTTTGCAAAAAAGTTATGATTCTTTCTTACAGTCAAATCATACACATCTTCATTTTCCCGGACTGTCTTTTTTACGATTCTAGCTTTAATAATCTGTTTTGTTTCCACCATTTTAATTCTCCTAAGTATGTATTTCCATCCAAAAACGGAGTTATATTGTCTATTAAGCAAAACTCAACATTTTGGAGAGATGGTTCTTTTTTTAATTCATCAAACTTCCACAATCTATTTTTATAATATCCTTTAACTTCTATTATCTTTACAAGTTCATTATTTTCGTAAATGAAGAAGTCTGGTCTGTATGATTCGGTTCCTATCATCCATTGCTGTGATTCTACTGCCCAGTTCATTTTATTCTTATCTAACCACTTTGCTAAAATAACTTCATAGGTTGACCGAAGCCATACATATTTTTGTTTAGATTGATTAAAGAAATATCCCTGAACACCCCGTTCGGTATTTTTATTTTTTGTTTTTTTGTTTCTCCAACCACCCGATGCTATAGCGTTTGCGCGTCTAATCTTTCTCAAGTGTTCAGTAACTACGGAATATCCTTTACGAATGGGTATTCCTGTATATTCCAGTAGTCTACGCATTTTTGTATAACTAATTCCAATTTCCCTTGCCATCAACTTTAATCCTACGCCATCAAATTCATATTTGGATTGTAAGGTAGATACAAAATATAACCATTCATCTGGGTATACTTCTGTAAGTTTTTTTCTTACGAACGATTTTTTTACAAATCCTCTAGCACCATTTCCATACAGTTTATATTGTTCTTTAAAAAACTCTCTATATTCGTCTTTCCATTCGTCACGAATATTGGAACATTCTTTTAACTCTATAAACTTACAATATAATGTATTCAAATCTAACATAATGTTCCCCACAATAGGTTCTACCTATAAGTAGTGTGTATTGTGGGGAAACAACCCATATGTTATTTAATTGTTAACAAAATATCTTCTTCTGTCAGTTGGGCCGCCTCCACCCAACCACGATTTTCGGTAAATACCTTGTGGTCAGGGGTAAGTTTGAGAGTCTCACCACTATCAAGTACCAACTCAATAATGGACGCCTTCTCGCGAGTAAGTGCTGCGTTGTCCAACATATCCCATTCCAACTGTTTCAATTCTGTATTATATGAAAGAATCATGGGTGGCAGAGTACTGGTTTCATAAAGTTCCACAAGTTGCTTTAACGGAATTTGATATATCCCACCTTCAGCAATTGTTATGCTATCGGCGGTGGTGTCGTGATCTTTGACTGTGATTATGGAGTCTCCTGTCAAACATGGATTCAGTCCCCAACTTGCATCATTCGTAAAGAAGAACCCAGGTTCACCAGAACCACTTAATTCAATCTTCTTCCACAAGTCAAGGAAGATTTCCTTTTCAATCTTGTGACGAACAATCACCGCAGAGTTATTTGCACGACCACGTTGTGGTTCATTCTCCCACCAGTTGCCGAACTTGCAAGTCAACATATCGTCGTCGTCCAAATTAAACAACGCAATCATTGCCGACCGACGAATACCGCCCGACAATACCGCATCGGCAATATAACACATAATGTCATGCACTTCCAGTGTGGTGAGTTGTTCACCGTTTGCCTTGCGGTCTAATACCTTTTGGATATTATGCAAGCAATCCTTCAACGGTTCCGCGCCGGGTGCTTTTCCACCGGCCGTAATCAACATTGCACCCTTTGGACGAATGTCGCGGAAGTCAAACAATGGATACGCCTTGCCCTTCATGTAAGCAGTCACTAACACCTTCACGGCATCTGCCCATCCTTCGATGCTATCCGCAACAAGGTAACGACGAGACTTGGTTGGCTTATTAATTTCTGGGAGTTTTTCTACGTGCTGACGTTGTACGGAATATCCCACACCAGTTCCCGACAACAATAGGAACATAATTTCACTGAATGCATCACTGTGGTCTACGGGAAGAAAACAGCAATTGTATAAACGAGTATTGTTTAAATCAACTGGCTTTCCCGCAAACTGCAAGGAACGCATTGACGGAAGAATCTTCTTATCATATACAAATTTATATGCGGCATCAATTTCCTCTTTCAACTGAGGGAACTTTTCTAGATGCATGTTTTTGTTTCTGTCAACTAACTCACCCCAGCTTTCTCTGCGTTGCTTGTCTGGTACGTACTTCGCGTATTTGAGAAATGTTGTAAGGTCGCTCAATATTTTAGAACTAGTGTGCATTTATTTTCTCCTAAATTTAGTTACTTGTTCACACAAAAATATAAAATCACTATCACTCAAAGATTGTTTCATATAGTTTATTGACTTATGAACAAACTGTATATTTTCTAACTCATATCCTTCTGAACTATCAATTCTATCAACCGAGGCAGTCGTTTCTTCATCTTTATTTTCTGAAACTTTTATGGGAAGTCCCGACAACGCACAAGTTCCATTTTGCTTAACAAACAACCTCTCCAAATCATCAATTGATATTTTAAATTTTATTTTTCTATCTTTAGCTGACCAAGCAATCTTTCCATAAAATGTTCCACTTATGTTTGCCGTGCCGGTCCAGTTAGGATTTGCTTTTCCTTTAATGTAAGTGGTACATCCACAACTTTTACTTGCACCGGCTCTGAGTACGCTTGAATTTATTAACTTAACTGTACCACACAAACACTTAACTTCTATGAATCGTTTAAACCTATTTAAATCATACTTAATTAACTTAGGCATTCCATCAACAACAGTCCAATTGCCCACGATATCACCAGTTTTAAAAAACGAATCTTGTACGGTTTTCCTCATAATAAGCTCCAAAAAATAGTTCTTATTATAAGTAGTAAGTTTTTATTAAAAAATGATAACTGTAAATAATAATTTTGATTCTAGCTGCATTTCGGGCAATCTCCGAGCGGTTTGGGTTCGTTGGTTCTAATAATTATCACTCACTCCTCCGAAAAATCATCGTGGAGTTCAGATAATTTCTTTGCAAGAGTCTTTTTTAACATTCCTTCTCCCGCCTGCATTTGCTTCTTCAACAGAATGCCCTTGGAAGAATTTTCATCATAAATTTCAATCTTTCCAAGACCAGTATTCATATACACAGGCAGTGTTACACCATCGACGCCAAACCGATTTTTCATAATATGTGCTCGACCAGTATGATTTGCTTTATCTTCCAGTTTACGCGACAATGAAATTACCAAGTCAGCCGTCATAATTTTCTGATAGGATTCGGCAATCTTGTCTGCTTGAATTACATCGTCTTGAATACTACTGCGTTGCGTTTGTGAAGCAGTCCAACAGGGAATACCCATCTCACCGGACATACCACGTATTTCTTCGTAAATTGCTCCAAGTTCTTGATGTCGTGCTTCTATACGATCTACTGATCGCATGAGATCTGCGTAATCAATCAAAATTAGATCGGGCTTTAATTTATTACTTACAAGATGGTCAAGATGTGCCCGAATTGTATGCACGGTAATGGAACGTGCGGGATAATATTTAATGATAATATCACCGGTTACTCCCGCAACTGCTTCTTTTACAACTTCTGGGTGATTGGGTACATTTCCAGGTTCAATGCCCGTGAAAATAGTGTCGTATCGAAGTCCAACATAATTCTCATTTAATTCCAATGTATAATACACCACTCGTTTTCCGGCCTTTGCTGCATTTGCTCCAATCGTGGCAAGCGCCCAACTCTTGCCAATACCAGAAGGAGCAGCGATAACGCCCAGTTCACCTGCCCCCAATCCTCCGCCAATCAACTGATCTACAGAATCCCATCCCGTAGGAACAACGATACGAGAAATACCCGATAATCGAATACCAATATCGTCTCTCCAATTATGTCCAATATTACGAGGCTGTCCTGCCTTCATCGCCCCATCAATCAAATTCTTAATTTCGCCATATTGCCCAATCTGCAGCAAATCGACGGATCGAATAATTGCCGATTTAATTGCTTGATTCTTTGCGAAATCTAGAAAACTGTCACGGATATATTCCAAATCGTCGTCGTTCTTTCGTTGGAATGCGGATCGCAATTGATCCTTGATAGCAATCTTCAACACCTCATCATTCACCGAATCCAACTTAACCTTGAAAACTTCTAATGTCGGCAATGACTTGTAATCGGCAAAATAATCAATCGTCGTATCAACAATCCATTGCCCCGCATTCGATTCAAAGAATTTAGGATTTAATACATCTAATGATTGCTGTAGGAATTCTGTAGATGACAATAAATTTGCTAATACTTTTGCTTGAAATACGCTTCCAAATTTTGTTAACGTGTCTACCGTCGTATCATGCTGTGTTGTCATTCTGCCTCACTGGCGTTGTCTGTATCAGTATACACCCGCGGGTGTTTTTTGTCAAGGTGTTGTTTTCTTTTAGTATCCGATATTTTCTTCCTGGTTGACGCGGGACGAACAATGCCGGTTAGTTTATTGGATATTTTCTTCTTGGTTTCCGTGGAATGTGAGGTTCCGGTCAGTCTCGCCGATACTTCCAATTTACGTTGCTCCGTCCAACCGGCGACTGCGGCCATGCACATCTCAGTTCTATGAGTTGTCCATCGCGATGCTAAACGGGATTTCATTCCAACTCGTTGTTCTTTTGAAATAAGCCTTCCTTTATTTGCGGTTGATATGTTATGTTTATGCTCGTCTGAAAACTTTTTTCCTTTATGACTATCCGACATTTTCTTTTTTGTTTCTATCGAATGGGGGCGTCTAACTAACGAGACAAACCCAATACCACCATCGACTAGGTTTACTAGTTCACCAGTTCCGGTATTTTTTCTACCGTAATGTTTTATTAGTTCCTCTTCTTTACGCAACGCGTCTTCGTGCGATAGCCCCTCATATAATAGGACAACATCATATCCATACTTAGCGACGACGGTGTGCCATAAATAATTTCTAGATGCTGTGCTATATGCACGGTGTTTTTTTCCCTTGCCTATATAAAATGGATCAGAACTACCGGGAATATAATGTGCGTACACGTAATATATAGATTCCATGCGATTCTCCAAAAAAGAAATCCCCTACTTTCTGACGATAGGTGTTCGTGGCACCTAATGCATACTCATAGGGGATAGACTTACTATGTGTCGGAAAATGCCACGAACATCTTTCCGACTCCTATAAATATCATTATCCAGTATGAAACCGACTCAATGGGATGAAATTTTGAGCTAGCCAGTCGTCATAATTAGAAAAACTCCCCAGCAGGCGCGATCTCATCATCAACTTTGTCAAGTCTACCTTCCGCAATGAAGTCGATGTCGTCTGAAATCTATTGACTACCTTCATTTTAGCATCAATAGACATAATACTTTCATGGAGGTTCATTAATGTAATATTTCGTTCAATTATATCTTCATTATTCAGAATGTTCTCAATCATTTTTGGAACCTTCTTTATATTTGCATATTTATTGCGAATCATGTCTACCGAAATTTCTGCCGTTGGGTCCGCAATTTCTGGAAGATACTTTTTTAGATTAGTTTCTCCCACACCCTTTACTCCATCAATATTATCACTCTTATCACCATCTAATGCACGAAAGAAATGAAAATGTTTAGGATGAATGCCATAATCTTCCAAGATTACTTGGTCACTAAATGTTTTCTTTTTGATAGGATTATAGATTTTGATATTTTCTGCGGCAAGTTGAAAGAAATCCTTGTCGGTAGAATAAATAATACTATCCCCACCGTCTGCCGTAACCAATTGTGATAGATAGGCAATCACATCATCTGCTTCTACATTGTCC